CACGGCAAGGATTGAACACACCGTATATGTCAGGGTGAGGCAAATGGGATTTAACAACGCAGCCGATTCGATAGCTCATACAGAAAATTACGGGCAGAACTATTATATTGGCACTGTCACAGCGAACAATGATACAGCCGGAATCGGTCGCGTGCAGGCGCACGTAGAAGGGTTGTTCGACAGCAATAGTGGCGAGGTGCCATTTATTGGTCCGCTCAAAGATTCACCGTTTGGATTCGGTACAGGTGCCAAAGGCCCGTATGGCGTTTATGGATTCCCTCAAGTTGGATCAACCATCAAAGTTGAGCTACAGAACGGAGACGAGCATAAGGGCTTGTACACACCTCTTTTAACGGCTCCGAATGCGCATCCTTGGTTCAATGTGCCTTCTCGTTGGGGGTTTGTCGATCCTGCCGGAAATTCGTTGCAGATTGACATGGATACTGGCTCATGGGTATGGACGCATCAATCCGGCGATTCGATCGCGTATGACGGTTCTGGAAATGTTGTGCGCATCATCAAAGGTAACTCGACAGATACGGTTGATGGTTCAGAGACGCGCAATATCCAAGGCAGTTCTAACAACACTATCGGCGGTTCACTCACGTTTCAGGTATCTGGCAATTGTTCGATCAATTGTTCAACCTTTGACGTTACTGCGTCAGGAACGGCGACATATTCAGCCGCGTCGCATCAATTCAACGGACCGGTCGTTACGAGTTCCACTATCAGCGCTGCGGGCGATATTACCGACCTAACTTCCAGCGGCAATACGCGAACTGTCGGAGATATGCGCCGAGTCTATGACACGCATACACACCCATATGACGATAATGGCAACCGCAATAATACGGATGTGCCGAATCAGCAAATTTAAGGATGTGAGACATGGCAACCGCATACCAATTGTCTCTTGATGGAGCCACATGGATCGATGTAAATTCTCGGTTCACTCTCGATGCGAATCCTGATCGTTTACCAGATGTTCTAGCGATTTCGAATTCGCTGTACAACCTTCTGAACTGTCCAATCGGCGCACGTTCACGTATTTTTCAGCCTGAATATGGAACGATGCTTTATCAGTTCTTGCAAGAGCCGCTGGACAATTCGACCGCGACAAAAATTCGAATCGCATTTTTGCAGGCAATTGCACGATGGGAGCCTCGCATTACTGTTGATTTTTCAAATTCATTTGTGCAACCAGACATGTCGCTGCCTGGATACAACGTACGCATTGCATACTCGCTGAACTTGAATCAAAAGCAGTCTGCGATTTCGTTTAATCTGACTACGCCTCAACAGTAATCATGGCTTCTACAACTCTCGTTCTATCCGATCTTACTGCCGACGTAGATCAGTTTGTACAGCAATTTCAAACCTATCTCGGCACAAAGCCGACATGGATCGGCAATCTTACGACACAGACCTCAGAAACGTTGATCGAATTGATTTCGACCGTTGGCGCGTTTGCGCAAGGCCGCATCATTCGTGAAGCTGAAGACGCCTTTGCTGAAACTGCACAATCGGATTCAGCGATTCGCTCTATTACGACCATGCAAGGTTTGCGCATGGCGCGTTTTTTGCCCGCGTCGGTATCTGTAAATCTCACCTCTCCTGCAACAATCTCATTGCCGCCCCTGACACAATTCACGTGCGCAGGCAATTATTTTTTCAACCGCACGCAACTGACCTTACCTGCTGGGGTGGCTACCCCTGTTACGCTTTACGAGGGTCAGGTCGTCTCATATTCTATGAATGGGTTGGGTACAGAGCGGCAGACTTTTGTATCGTCGCAAGACAACTTCGTGATTAGTGATCGCGATGTATTTGTGCAGGTGAACGGAACGCTGATTCCGAAAGCATACGGCGGTCTGTGGGCGTTTGACGGCTTGCCTGGATATGCAGACCTCACTATGAGCGACGGACGGCTCCTGTTGCAATTTGGTAACTTTGGCGGGACAAATGCACAGTTCGGAACTGTGCCGCAATTCGGTACGATTCCCGGCGTGAACGATGTTGTGACGATTTCGTATCCGATTACGAAAGGCGCTTCAGGTAATAATATCGTGACAAGTGGTAAGCCTGTCACGGTAACTGGTTTTCCGCTGGTCGTTGGCGCGGCAACCGCAAATCCGACTGGCGGTACGAATGATAATCCAGTGATTGCGTACAAGAATGTCGCATCCGGTGGATTTGGTACGTATCAATCGGCTGTGACTAAATCGCAATATCTCGCAACCATTGCGACCTATCCTGGCATTGTGGACGCGGTTACGCAAGCGCAGCGGGAAATCGATCCTGGTGACGTGCGCTGGATGAATGTCATCCGAGTGAGCGCGCTGACTTCTCCACAATGGACGAGTGCTAATAATTCGACCCAAATCAAGCAGTTTACCGATTACTGCCAAACGGTCACGATGTATAGCACGTATTTCCTCTGGCAAGACCCGATTGCAGTGCCTCGTGTCGTTAGTATCGACGTATATATCTTCAACTCCGCTGTGCCGAGTCAAGTACAGCAAAATGTAACGAACGCAATCACGAATTTGTTTGCGCCCCGTCCTGGTTTGCTGATGACGAATTTCTACAGTTCTGACTTGGTTGAAGCTGCGTTTAATAGCAGCCCCGGAATGATTTCGTACGTCAACGTGAACTCTCCGGGCGGTCCGATGATCGTTACTGCACCAGAAAGTCCACAGTCGACCTATGTAGTCAATCCTGTAGGTGGGTCGCTGGCAGCAGACGTGTATGCGTACGGTATTTCGACGACGCTAACCAATGGCGAAGTTGGTACGCCGATTAATTGGGTGTTCCCACAAGTCACCTCGACGACAAACACCGCGTCGATCACGCTTTCCTGGCCTGCAATCTATCAGGCGCAGACTTATACGATTTGGGGACGCTTGGCAGAACAGGGTATCGGCAAACTGATTGATCTTCCGGCAACTACACTTACATGGACAGATGACGGATCACTTACGCCTGTCGGACAGCTTAATTCGTCCATCGCGCAAGTGCCGATTCGTTACAACAGCTTGCAAAGCCTGACCGTTAACGTGCTCTACGCGGAACGTCAGCAGCGGACGGATTCGACTGATCCGACACGTCAATCGATTGGCTAAGGGGTTGCGATGACCCAATATGTTTATTCCGTGGATTGGCCCACGACAGATGTAAATGAGGCGCTGCGACTCGGTTATCGTACGCCTCGCGAAATTCTGCTTCCTCCATATCTTTTTATCGATCAGTATTTCCGCGATTATGCGGACGCAATCGATGTAGTATTCGAACCGCTTGTAGACATCAAAACGGAAATTCTTGGCGATTTGCGCAACATGTGGGTGACGAATCCGACAATGGAATCGACCTACGTTTCAAATGCGCAACTGATTCCATTCGAAGCTTGGTCCCAGCCAGAACGGGATTTGCTCGTCAAGCAAGTAAATATGTTAGGGATGAAGCTACGTAGTGCTGGCATCATATCTAATGACGGCTATCAAGCTATCGCCCGATGGGTAGGCATGTATTGGTTTGGCAAAGGTACGCAGTCCTTTATCGATTTTATCAATTACTGTCTCTCGTCAAGCCTGCATGTCACGAAGCTTTGGACACAGGACTACAAAACGTTTCTGCCGGATGGTGATCCGGGTATCGGTACTCCGCTTTGGGAAGGCGGTACGTGGTATCCAACCACTACTGTTTCTATCGTTGCGTCAGGTGGATTACAGAATATCGACATCGCTTCTCTTGTGAATTTCTTCTATGAAATAGCAAATTACAATCTGGTGTTGCAGTCGATCAACCTGTCTTACGATTTGTGGATGACCGACGACCCGCATCTTGTACGTACTGATGCTGAAGTAGTTGCGGCTGGAATTTGGGCCGTGGATGGAATTGTAATTTCCAACTTCGCGCAGTACGGAGCGAGCGCGCCTAACACATACGACACGTCGCCCGAGATTACAACGTCTGCATACGTGACACCTTCAAACATGACGAATGCCTATTTGCTCGCCATTCCTTCGGCATGGATTGAGCAAAACGGTAAGAAGTTTCCGGTTTACGCTCCAAGTGATATGACTGTTACAACGAATGCGCAACTGCCCACTTCGCTTATGGGAGGTGCTTCACTCAACGGTCAGACCGGTGGCTTTTATTTAATTTATGGTCCCGTGACGTGGCTTCAAGTGCCCGGTAGTTCTCGATCGACTGCGCGTATTCCTGGTTATCAGACGCAGCCTGTAGCGAAAACATTGCTACCCGAACAGATTCCAACGTCCATCGTGGGAAAACAGCGTGGTTTCTTGCTGACGAATCCTGATGGATGGGAAGACCTAGACGGTACTGGCTATTTGACACCATATTGGTTGGCATAAAGGATTTCAAAAATGGTAACGCAAAATCCAGTTTTCTTCGACCCTGCGCTAAGCGTACATCGGCCAATGGACGCAGGTGCGCAGATTCCGTCGACCGCTGTGCCGATTTCTGCTTCGCAAGGGAATCTGGTACAAGCGTTTTCTGATGGTCTGTACGTAGGGAATCAGAACGGCTTGGCCCTATACGTCGATAGCGTAAATGGTAGTGACTCGAACCCAGGTACAACGAAATCAAGCCCGCTTAAAACAATTGATCGCGCGTTCACAATGCTGTCGGGCATGTTTCCGATTCGTTATTCTGGACAGAATATCGTCATCGCGCTAAAAGCGAATCAAAGCTATCCGGTAACGGGTGAATTTTTTGTTTATCCAGATTCAAGCATCTTCATTGCCTTTTACGGTGATCCGAACTATGGCGATTGGAACAGTGCGCCAATCGGCACAGGTGCGAATCCCTGGAATATGGCCGATTTGCAACGTCCCGTAATTCAACCCCAAGTCTCACAGGTGAATGGTCTTTGGAAGCTCGCAGGTATTACTTGCGTTGGCGGCGATTGCGTGCTGCAAGGTGTTACGATTCAGCTTCCAGCCGCTCCGGCAGCACCATCTATTGCGCTCTATGGCGGCTATGTAGATTTTGTACGTTATACCTCCGGTTCGCCCCACGAAGGCTCATTGTCGTTGGATGGCGTTATCGTAAATATGACAGATGTTAATGCTTATTGGGGAATCGTCGCAGTTCATGCGCGCGCCGCAATGCGCTTGTTTCAGTTCTGCACCCAATTCCAAATCGGCGGCAAATTGATGAACGCTGCAAATTCGCCAACAACGGCACAACTGCAAGCGCGTCAGTATTTCATCAAGTTCTTCCAAGACTTCGCAGGCAACAATCAACAAGCACTGTATCTCTCGACCGCGACTTCGAATTCATCTGGAGGTAGTGGTTTCGTTAAAGCTTCATGGACTGACGCTTCTGCGATGATTGTAACTGGATCATCTACGAACCTCGCAAGCTACCCGCTGTCGTTTGACCCAGGCTACGGTTTGATCAACTACATTTTCGGTTTGACAAAAACAGCGAACGGCACGCCGTTGAATTTCATTTCAAGTCGTCTGTTCTAACTGTACAAGAGAAATCAAATGGCAAACGATACAACGCCTCTTTTGCTGATTACGAACCCAGGTTTAGCGGCTGCGTCGCAAGCTATGCCGGAAGGTCCGTATATCCATATTGTCAAGTTTCAAATCGGGAGCGGTTATGGCTACACGCCCGATCCAAATCAAACAGCGTTACGCGGTAATATCCTGTACGGCGGTGATCCGAACAACCCAGCGAAACCTACTACGTATCGTTACATCGGCAATAACACGCTGAATGTGATCTGCGAAATCCCACCGGCTGCTGGGCCGTGGGAATTCGGCGAAATAGGTCTGTTTGTTGAAGACGGTGCCGGTAATGATTATTTGTTTGCTATCGCAGTATTTCAATCACCGCAAACGAAATTTTCATCGCTCGGCACAAACGTCGTGTCCTCATACACGCTCAACTGTCTACTGAAACTGCAACAATCGGTTGCGATCT